GCCCCATAGTGTTTGCCTAATGCTGTGAATGAGCCATCCTTGTTTATTGGCACCAGGGTTGGTGTCAGGGTCTTACCTATGGCTTCTAGTATAGCAACACCCATCTGCCAATTAGCGCTTCCATAGCGTAAATAAGAGGCTTTTTTCCTATCCATAAGATTACCTACCTCAACCCCATATAAGGCCCTGTAATGGCTTCCTACGCCCTCTGCATAGGCACTCATACCTAGTCTGTGGGTGTGTCCACACAATACTGATTTACCCCATTTTTTAGCCAGGTTAAGAGCTGTGATACCAGCGTGCTGAGACATATTGCCTTCATCCCCGTGGGCTAACATCCAGCCTGGGTGAAACTCATAGGCAGTTTTGTGGTACTCCATACCCATATCCTTAAAACCCATAAAGGCTGGGTACTGTAACTCTGGAAGACTGATTAACCCAGGCACCTTAAGCAAAGTGTTATATAAGCGATCAGTATGATTACTGCGGATAATATGACACTCTCGGCTGTACTCACTGAGATCCCACAGTATCGACTTAGTAAGTTCCCGATCATCGTGAATGGTTTGCCGATAAGCCAAAGGTGTGCCCTCAGCCCACTTGCTAATTGTATTAAAATCAATTTCATCCCCGACCACCAATACTGAATCAAACTTCTCCCGCCTTGCCAATTTAATAACATTTTTTACAGCTGCCTCGTGATGGAAGGGCACCTGCAGATCTGATATAACTAAATACCTAATCTTCATCCTCATCGAAATCGTCAAGTGGATTCTTAATAGGATCTTTTGTATCTACGATCCAGTCTGGATAACTTGACCTATCCATCGCAAAGGCTAGAGCTGTGCCCTCATCCATTCCAGATTTACGGCACGCCATATAAACCTCATTAGCTGCTATAGCCCAAAAATCCAGCTTAGTAAGTACAGGCTCTCTAGTAGTCCTGCGTTTACGTACTGGCTTCTTCTTTGGTTTGCGTTTAGTAGCCATAATTAAATTATGACTTACTGATTAAAATAAAGAGATCATCGACACGCTTCTCTAGCCGTGTTAATTGATCCTTCATACTAGAGCCACCATTCGGGCGTAACTCATTAAGCCAGCCTTTAACTAAAAAACGTAATCCTATTAGACCGCCTGATAGCACGGCCATAACGCCAGCGCCAAAGCCAGCCCATTCGGTAGGACTCATTTTTCATTAGCACCGATGCCATAGGCAATATCGGATTTATCTAAAGCCCTAGCTGCTGGCCCTGCAAGTGCTGCAATTACTACAGACAACGCTGGGTCTAAACCTAATTCATTACTTGCTAAGAATGTTAAAAATGAAACCAATACGCCACGTGCGTATGATTTTAGTACAGCCTTTTGCTTTTTGCTTATTTTCATATTTTGCCTCCTAGTAATGGGATCTCAAATGGTTTTCCATCAAGATCGCCTAGTTTTGTAAAGCTACAGTGCAAATGTTTTATGTGCGGATTTATGCCGTTGTATTTTCTCCAACGCCAATTTAGTATCTTGCTGGCGATCTTTCCATTATGGATGACGTAAGATATACGTTTATCGGTTTTCGCAGCGATTCGGATCTGGTCAGCCAGATCAGCACTGACCCCATCGGATGCACAAAGGCGAGCATCAATATCAACTGCTCTGACCCACCCAAGTTTGTCTGGATTATGATCCGATTTTCTGGCGGCGTGACGGCTATCGCCCACCCACCCATCACTGGCAGTACGCCTATCTGGAAACCAGGTATCAACTTGATCTCTTAACTGCACACCAGCTGCACATAGTTTAGGTTGCATTAGCTAAGAAGAAGTTTTGCTTCATCCTCAGTAATACCTAAGCGATTAAGTAATGCAGATTTTGCTGTTGCCTGTGCAGAATCTTGCGCAGATTTCCAAGCGTCATATTTAGCAAAACCATCTGTAAACTCTTTTTTAGTTATTGCAGCATTTCCATCTGCCCAGATAATAGAATCGTAATCATCTCCATAAATTGTGTATTCAACATTAGGGCAGAGCATTAATAAAACTTCGTTTCCTTTAGCCATTATGCACCAATTTCCATAAGCGTTAGCATTGATATAGATGATGAGCCATTAAATAATACTTGATTTCCTTGCTCGGCTCTAAATTGAACTTTGTAAGTAGTTGATGAAGTAGTTGCTGGGCTGTCTAAATAAGCAGTTGAGGCTGTGCCAACATTTACAACGGAAGCGGAACTGTATCCAGCATTGGTTGTCCATTGTAAAATACTTGATCCACCTCTTAATAAATCCAAAGTGCAACCAGCATTAACAGCATTCCCACTGATACCTGAACAATGAGCAAATACTAAAACTGTACTTGATGCAGAACTTGGCGTAATTGCTAAAGATAAATTGGAATCTATAAAACTTGTTGAGGTAGTTGCAACCTGTGTACCATAAGTAGTTGATACAACCTGCAACACTTTGCCACCACCACCAGCAGGAGTTGCCCAAGATGGCACACCACCAGCAACAGTTAATACTTGACCTGTAGTACCAATTCCAAGTCTGGCTGGTGTTGATCCGCTTGAAGAATAAATCGTATCGCCAGTAGTTGTCATTGGGTTAGTCATACCTGTTGTATCCAAGTTCGCCCAAGCGCTACCTGTGTAATAAGTGGTTACGTTTGTATCTTTAAGATATGCAAAGTTACCCTCTTGCGGTGATGTTACAGCTGCATCTCTAGCTGCTGCGCTGGCAAACACCCAAACACCCTGCATTAAGTAGCCATCGACATCGGCGGCAGTTAATACCTCGCCTGTAGTAAAATCCTTAAACCCTAAACCTGCTGCCATCTCTACTCCTTAGTAACTTAGGACATTATAGTCTAAAGTGCCATAAATGCTATTATTTAGGATAAATGCATCTATAACGGGCTCTAGTGTCGTGAACGTGGTTTTCCAACTATTCGGGGTAATTGCCATCCGTACCCCAAAAATCTGTAAAGTCTTTTCTAAAAGCGATCCGCCAGGCTGGGTAGTCTTAACTGTAATCGGATCAAAAAAATCTAAATCTAAAGCTGCCAATATACCTGAGTTGTAATTATCGGTGTATAGATCTAGGACTATGGCATCTACTCGTATAGAAGTTTCTTGCCTACTAGCCACATAAGCCTGGGCATAATCTAGGGCTACTGCATCTGACTGCATTAACAGATTATCTAAAAAATAACTATGCAAAAAGTACTTATCTATGCTGGCTTGGTTTAGGGCTACCTGTGGCGATCCACCAGCTCTAGTGATAGTGGCTTTATTAAATACCAATACATCGTTTAATATCCAGGTAGCATCAAAGTAATCTATGCCTGTGCCATTATCTGCAAAGACTGTAGGTGTGCCACCAATAGATCCAGCAGTTACGCCTCGATCTTGAAATACAAAGTTATTATCGGCACTAACATAGATAGCGCCATATTCAGATTCTGTAGCAGTTTGTAAAGCCTGTAATGCTGTGCGGTTAGTGCCTGGATCTGCCTGTAATGTAGTAAGACCTGCATCTATATCACGCTGTGATATTGGCCAGTCAATTTCATCTAATATCTCATTGATACGAGTACCTGATAGATCGCCAGCAGTAGCGCCAGTAACAGTGCTTATCTGTGCTAATTGGGCCAATCTAAAAGCATCTACAGCTTGTATAGTAGTAGTCGCTACATCCTCTGATTCTTGTGGGTAGGTAGTTACATAACTTGTAATAAAACCTGCAAATATAGGATAAGTAGTAGAACCATAGGTAGCAGTAATCTGCACCTTTTTCATAGGTGTTAATAAATCGTAATAAGGCCCTGATACGTTTTGTGGGTTAAAATCGCCATTTTGATCTACTATACGTAAAATAAGCGATCCTGTTTGAAATTGATCGCTAAGAGCAGTACGGCCTCGATTAGTTTCAATTCTATTTACTTGATTTGATACGTCTACAATTACAGCTGCTGAATCTTCCAATATATTTGTGCCTAATATACCTGTATCTAAAATCATTGCCTGAGCAAAACTAGGGCCAGTGCTAAAGTTAATTACTGCATTAATTACTGGTACTGTCATTAGAACCCTTGTCCAGCAGGTACTGTGCTGTATCCATTACGAGTAGCGATCTGTATGCTTTCTGCAATAGCCTGACTTAATCTATCGCCACCTGCTGCTGTGTTTACTGTAACTATGACCTCTGTAGGTGCAGCACTACCAGTCCTACTGCCAGGTGTAAAGCCTAGAGCTAGTCCTA